CCCCTATCCTCAAAATACCTGACAATACCATACTTATTGTTCTCGATAAGCAATGGATAGCCGTAATATACCGCAGCCATCAAAACATCCTCATAAAATATCCTGGCAAGCGGAGGTCTTTCGGCATACTCAGCAACAAATATGCTGGAGGGATGCTCAATGCTGAACTTATTAAACAAATGACAAGCCCCCTTAGAGCCCCTGCCATCCATAGTCTTGTCAATGTCGTATGAGTCAACACCACCAACCCCCAATAGCTCATTGCCGGGGTGCGGCTTCCCGTTCTTGTCTATCCTTCTGTTCCTAATCTCTTGCGGGGGCAACCACGCAATACGCCATTTGCCTGTGGCGCTTGATGTGAAGATAACCTCAGAGTCCTTAACCCCATCCCTCCACACAAAATCACCCCTAACTATCGGATTAGGATATAAACTTCTGTTATACTCAATCTGTTGGTAGATCTTCCCTATATTAAAGTGAGTGGACTTGGTGGACTCCCTAAATGCCTCGTCAATAGTCCATGGGAACTGCCTGATAACCTCATTAAGCTCATAAGCGTCATTCATAAGAGCCCTCCTCTCATTAGAGAGATAGGTCTTGGCACCAATCTTTATGATATCACCATCAATAGTCTTAACAGGGGATTTAGGGTTTTCAATAATAGGCATCCCATAAGGGTCGAAAAACCCTTCCAAAGCCTCATAGGCAGGGATGAATATCCTATACAGGCCACTCTTAGTCCTGCCATTTTCATTTCTATCCGAAGGATCGGAGTCATTAACAAGCTTCCTGAACTTACTGCCACCCCTATCCAAAGGATTTACAGTGCTTCCGACTAATGCCTTGCCAACAACCTTCTTACCGACAATCAAACAAGTCCTGTGTATCCTCCACACCTCGGTAATATCCATAGGATTCTCCCACTTACCCGCCTCATCCAAATACAGTACATGCAACTTCTCACCATCATACGCATTCGTAGTCGTGTTCTTCCAGTTGATAACTGTGTCTAATGCCTGAGTGTCTAATGTCGTCTTATTCGTCTTGGTAATCCTCTTGGATGGCTCTCTAAACGCTAACTCAACCCTCGGATTTGTCGTGCCATCCTGAATAGGCTTAAAGAAAAATGGATACCCCCTAAACATAGGGAGGACTTTCTTCATAAAGATATTCTCCTGAGCATCCTTACCGGTTTTGCTCATAATACCCAACACTTTATTGGATATACCGGTACCCTTATCGACAATAATAGCAGAGCTGATGTTTGTATAACCACTACGCCTGCACTTAACATAGACCTGACCAAGTGACCTTGGGTCAACAATACAAGCTTCAGCGTGAAGAAACAGCTTGCGCTGAAAGTCCAAATAGCCACCATAGCCAATGTCCATTTGACTCCACTGCAAGAACATATAATGACTGCCTGTGATGTAAGTGGGGATGCCATTATTGTAAAACCACACACCATTCTTGCGCCTCTCAAACTCCCTTGTGATATATGGGGTGTGCTTATCCCTGAACTCCTTAGGCTGTAGCATCCACTCATCCATAGTCTTAATCTTCATCAAATCAGCAGGAGGCTGAATACGCCTCCATGTCTGTCGACTTTTTATAGTGCTGTGGTTTAAGATGTCGCTACTATGAGGCATCTTCGGGAGCTGTATGTAAATCCCCTCGATTTCTATCACCTGCCCCTGAGTATCATTAGGGCATATATTTACAACTGGTTCAGAAAACTGCTTTATGGATACAAGCCCAGCCATTACTTAGCAAATTGCTCGGCAAAACCACCAGAGAAATCAGAAACATTGCTGGATATCTCACCCTTTTCAGATAACGAAGCTATCATCTCCTCAATCTTCTGTCTCTCCTGCAACAACTCCCTGGCATCTACAACAGTCTGCTTTATAGATGATAACTCAGCCTTCCTGGCAGAGCCAACAAGATCGGGGGAAACAGGCTTCTTAATCTCCTCAATCATATTGTTTATAGCATGCTCCATAGATGAAAGCAGCTTTGTCGCTGCATCTAACGTAGAGAAACTACCCCCTGACTTCGACATATAAGACATCATCAATACGCATCCTGTAAACAGTAGCCCCATTAAACTCCATCTCGTAATCTGCATTTATAGCATAGCATATCCTGTCCCCCTTTGAAATGCCATGCTCCTCCAAAGCCTGAGAATCATACAAGACAGTAGCCATCCTCGTCTTAACAGGAGCTGAAAGGAGAATAATGCCGGATTCCCGAACCTGCTCATCATCCTTGTCTATATCAACGAAAATCCAATCAGAGAACAGCCTAATCTCATCGCCCCTCTTATACGCATAAGCCTGCGTTCCGTGACCACCATACTCTGAATACTTGACAACATAGATGTCATTGCCTACTTCAGAGTTCTTATCCATAACAACGTGATGGTGGAAGTACAGAGTGTCGCCAACCTTAACAGGGGTGTCATGCTTGCTCGGCGTGGCAACAACCTCACCATAGCAAAACCTGTTCTCGAACTCCCTGAACTTAGGGTCTAAATACATCTTAACACCAGCCACATCAATGGTGTCTTTAAATTTCTGTGGTATGCGCACCAAAAAGTGATGTAGTGAGTTCATTTTATTAAAATTTACAGTCATACTCGATAATCATAGGCATACCCATAACCTCCTTCCACAGGGAAGTGCCCTGCTCAGTCTGAATGAAAATGAGTATAACAACATCGCCAAACTCACTGAAGTTCTTCTCAATGGCAACAATCTTGCCATCACCAGCATTCATCCCAATATAGTATGCCATAGCATCCTTGGGATTTAAGCCTATGACAATCTTGCGTATCATTATGATATCCAGTTTTCAATGAATGTATCACCAAGTTCAGCCTTCCTCTTCTTGCTCTGCATAATCCTTGACTCCTTAGTATGAGATTCATAAAAGTCATCAAGAATGTCTGACATAAAATCAGAATCATCAACATTAGTGGAGTAGTAAAAAGTCGAGTTGACGGCATCATCATCATAACTCGTGTCTTCGTGTGTGGAGCAAGCTATAAGGACATAAAATGACCCATTCTTACTCCCATTGCCCAATATAGTGGCGTTTAAGTCCCTGACAATCCGCTTAATGTCCTCCCCTGTTGCATCATTATCTGTATTCATATCGTTTATTTTATTAAATTTGCCTCAAATATACAATTAAATTGAAAACATTAAAAAGCAGTCGCAAAAAAGTCAAGAAGACATTGACACCAATGGCTATCCTTGAGTTTGAAAAAGAACAAAAAAACAGAATCGGGAGCAACTACCTCAAGTACATGATATCAGTTATGTCTGATATGATGAAAAGGTATAAGCTCAAATACAATGAGCTGTTGTTTCTAATGAATGTCTATGACCTTAAGTACTTCACGACTAAACACGCCCACAAAAGTAGCGGGATGACAAGTGAGTACTCAACAAGAAGAATGCTCATATCACCACTGATGAGTAAGGGCTATATAGATGTGTTCCTCAATAACGGCAATATATCCCCGCTTGATGTTCAGAGGTTTGGCCTAAAGTCAAATAAAGGGTTTGCCAAAAGATATGCCATCACACAGCTTGGCAGGGCAAGAGTTCAGCAGGTATATCGCAAATTAGAGGGGAAAGTTGCCATATACATAGATGGCAGTTATGATGACAATGATTAAAAATTAAGGCCGGAATTACCCGGCCTTAACCCCTAACAATAACCATTTAGTCCCTAAACCCCTTCAGGAACAGTGCAAATATAATGCATATTACTCGATGTGTGCATATTCTTTTTTAGCATCAAATGATGGGCAGGCTTTAGCAACCTTCGGGAAGTCTTTATGACCCTGAATTATTGCGGCTGGGTACTTTGCTTTCCATTCGTGCAAGACCATCGACAATGCATCCTTTTGACCCTGCGTGCGATTGTCAATAGGGTTCGTTCCGCTGTCAATGCCACCAATATAGCTGACATGAAGACAAACAGAATTATAGCCAGCAACCCCGTTGCAAATCTTATCATCCGTAGCGAGAGTGATGACTTCCCCATTAGCCTTAATAATTTTGTGATAACCAGGTGATTTCCATTTCAGCCTCTCCTTCCAATAACGCTTTATAGATTCAACAGTGGTTGTCTGCGGAGTAGCTGTGCAATGAACCACAAGATACTTGATGTTTCTCATATTTCACTAATTATATTGCAAAAGTAAACATGATTTAGCTTGCATATTCGTCAATTCTGATGAATTGTAGTAGCATAGTCAGCTTTGCCCTGACACAAGTGTAATTTTTTGCGCATGGTAGCGAAATCCAATACCTTGTGCAAATTATGAGACGGAAAATGCCCTTTACATCAATAGCTTTTAATTTGAATTGTCGACAAATTATCGACAGTTCAAAACCATCTTCTGTTTTTACTCTTTTTTTCATTTTAAACCAATAATCTCGCGGATTAGCACTCATTACGATTTGCACCCCATAAGGTACAAATTTT